ATTCCAATATGGTGCAAGAAACAAGACCTTCGAGCATTTGATGATGGCTATTTATCGTCTTCCTTGCGATGTAATTTATATTACCCACGAAACTGAAAAGTATGTGGATAATTCTCCGGTAGGAGTTGTCGCAAATTGGCGTGATTGGGGCGGCAAACTTGAGCAAGAAATTCATTGCTATCGAAAGAAGTTTAAGAATGAATTGCAGTATATTGCTGAATTGGTTGGAAGCAGAACCAACGGTAATCTTGTTGGGACAAAGTTTGTTATTAGGGAAGGCGAACCACCAAACATTAAGTGGAACGGTATTCCTGAATTGCGTGAGCGTAAGATTTGAGGGATAATATGAAAGTAAATGTAAATTCAAATACACTTAAGAATGCATTGGAAAAGATTCAAGTTAAGGGAAAGTATGTAAATAAAGGTGGACTGAGCGCAGGAAAACTCGATGAAGTTTTCTATATGACCGCGAAGGATGATACTCTTTCCCTTTGGACAGGAAACAATACATTCATTGTTAATCTTCAAATTGAAGCAGAAGTTTTAGAACAGGGTGCTTACATCGGTAAATCTTCTCCTATCATCGCATATCTTAAAAAGTTTGACGGAGATGTGATGCTTGAGAAGGGTGATTTTCTCACCTTATCAGCGGGTTCTAAGCGGGCTTCTTTGCCCCGCGTGGTTGAATGGCCTCCGCTTAACGCAATCACCCGTATGGGGCCTATGATGATGGACGTTCCGCTTGAAATCAAGCCCGATGCCCTCCCTTCTGTGGGAAGGGCGGCTTTTGAGGGTTGTTTCGTTTTAAGCAATCAAGTCTTTTCTGATGTAATTTCAGGTTGTGAATTGGTTGGTTCGGGTGTATACAAAATCAACTTCGATGAAGAATTAACATTCTCATCATCTGATGGAGTAACGAATAATTACTCAGAAGTAGTGGAACCATTGTTTAGAACAGGCGACCCCGCAACGGTTGAGTATTCTGGACCCTTGCATTCTTTCTTTGAGAAAGACCAAATGTTGACTTTTTATGTGCTTGATGATGCCCCTCTTCTAATTGTCGCAGACGATAGAAGATTGGTTAAAGCACCATATGTAGCAGGTGTTTAAAATGATTATTAATAAATTAGATATTACAGGACGACATATTTTCAAATCTTGGCGAGAAAATGGCGAGAAGAAATCAGAAATAGTTGAGTTTAGTCCCTATTTCTATGTTAGCGTCGAAGGCCCAAGACCGAGAAAATATAGCCCCTCGAAATTTATCGAGCGTGATTTTAGATATGAAGAAACAGATGCTAAGACTTTGAATGGAGAAGGTCTTCTTAAGGTTTATGTTGATAGTGCTAAAGATATCGAAGAAGCAAGAAAAGCATTTGGTTCTTATCCAACATATGAAGCCGATGTTCCTTTACACTTTAGGTATTGCGTGGATGAGTTAGATTCTTTGCCTGAATATGATATGCGTAAGTGGTATTGGGACATGGAATGGCAACAAGGTGGAGAATACCACGATGCTATTACTGCTATTTCGGTCTATGATAACTACGACAAGCGTTTCTATCTTTGGACTTGGTTCCCTAATGAGTCAAAGTTTGTTCATCCTGCGATTGAAGGGTTTGATACAGAAGTATTTATCTTTGATTCTGAGAAGAATATGCTTGCTTCATTCGTTAAGTCCCTTCAAGCAAAAGACCCCGATATGTTGATTGCTTGGTTTGGTTTGAAATTCGATTTGCCTGTTCTAATTAGCAGGCTCGAAGCAAATTTATTAGACCCATTAGCACTTTCTCCTGTAAGGGATGTTAAGGGTGTAACAAGTAAGGGTTGGAAACGTGATGGAAACGGCAATTCTTATTATGAATCTAAAGGATATAGCCCTATTTCTCAACCTATCAAGGGACGTATTACCTTGAATCTTGACCTTGCTTTTGAGCGTCAATGGAATGACTCACAACGCGGAACGCTACCAAGTCTTTCTCTTGACTATGTATCAAATACTCTTTTCGGAGAAGGCAAGGTTTGGACTTCAAAGTTTACGGACCCCAATGAGTTTTATCGTCGTGGTTGGTTAGAGGACACGGATGTTTATTTGCAGTATGCTCTTGTGGACGTTGATATTCTTCGTAAGATTGACGAAACTAACTTCACAAGTGAAGCAATTATTTCACTTCAAAGACTTCTGGTTGCTCCGTTTGATGCTTGTTTCTTTGCGAGCCACATGGGTTCTATTTACTTTATGAGAAACGCTACTTGGAAAGCACCAACAGGTTCAAAGAGCCAAGAAAGAGCAAAATATGAAGGTGCTATGATTTATGACCCGACCTCAGAAGAAACACAGGGGCTTCATTTGAACGTAGCCGCTTTTGACTTTGCAGGGCTATATCCTTCCATGATGATTGCAAGGAACATTTCTTGGGAAACAAAATCACAGGAAGAAACGCCATTTGGAGTAAATATCCTTACTCCCCGTGACTTCTCAGAAGAAAAGGTATTTGAAATGCGCTACTATAAAACAGACAAACTTGGTCTGTTGCCTCGCTCTGTTCTTCATCTTAAGAATCTTAGAAATGATTATAAGAGAAAGATGAGAGAGGCAAGAAGTGAGGGGAACACCGCCGAATACCAAAAGTGGTATAACAACCAAATGGCAGTTAAGCGTCTAATGGCGTCTTTTTATGGCATCGTTGCTTATCAAGGATTTGGTTGGGCCGATGTTGAATTAGCCGCTTCTATTACGGCATCTGCGAGAGAAGCAATCCGTGAAGCCGCATTTGCGGCAAAGGAGTTATGAATATGATTCCATATTTAGAATGGTTAAAGCAAAAACAAGTAGAAGATGTTGAAGAGTTCTTCAAATTTATTTGTGTTCGGCCTAACATATATGGAGATTTATCTATGTCCGATGCGACTAAGGAATCTATTATTAGGATTATTTCTATCTATAGAGAAAGGGTTCTTAAATTCAAGAATGAAATCGAAGACATTAAAAATAGAGTCAATTATGGACCTGCTCCTAGAAAGTCAAAGCATGACCCACAGAATATTGAAATTAAAGAAAGAACCATAGAACGAATGAAAGGCAAAATCCTTTGGGCTAAGTTTCACATTAGAAATTTAGGTTGGGATATTTCAGATGAAGAATTGGAGATTGATTGAAATGTTAACAGTTAAAGAAAGAATGGAAACAATATTAAAAACAGAATTTAAGGTAGGTGAAGAATTTTCATCGTATATCTTTATTGAAAGGTCGAAGCCTATTCTTAAAAAGTTTGTGCAGAATCAAAGACAAGTATCTTTTTTTCTTAGCAGACACCCAAACGTAATTAAGACAACAAAGAAAACTTGGAGGAGAATAGCATGAAACTAGATAATGAAAGCAGGATTAACCTATTAGAACAAAGGCTTGAAGAAGCGATTCAGCGAATCAATGAATTGGAAGATGAGCGAGAAGATATCCTTAACGCCATTGAAGGATTCAAAAACGTATGGGAAGCAATTCGTGAAATCCAAGATATGCACGAAGCACCCGCTTCAAAATTCATGCATTACAATGGAAAGGGTAGTTGGTGGAAATGAAAGTAGTCTATGGACACACAGATTCAATCTATGTTCAGATTGATACTGTCGAAGAAGCACTTGAAAAGGTTGCTCTTATTGAAGAACGAGTCCGTAAGATTTTCCCAAATGTAATGGGTCTTGAAGAACACCCTGTATCTTTAGAGTTTGAAAAATTCTATGATGCTCTGGGTGTGGGCGAAGTAAAAAACAGAAACGCGGGGATGATTTCATGGGAAGATGGAGTGTTCTTGGATGAGCCAAAATTCACTATGACCGGATTTACTGCAAAACGAGTAAGTGAAACTAAACTAGCCAAAGAAGTGCAGACAAATGTATTGAAGATGTGGGTATCACAATGCTCTTATCGTGAAATCACTAACTACCTATATGAGAAATATACGGAAGTCAAAGAAGGCAAAATCGATTTATCTTCTATTATCAAAAGAAGCAGACTAAAAGAGAATAGATTTACAGTTAAATGTTTTGCATGTAGTGAGCGGTATCAAATGCAAGATATCATTTCAATGACGTGGTGTGAGCGTTGTGGTGAAAAAACATCCAAGTTTAAAACATTAGACTTTAAGAATCCTTCTATTGGTTCTGGTATTGCAGGAGTCCTGTATGCCCTCGAACATACTGATACCAAGTTTGATGATTCATACTTGTTCTTGAAGGTCAATACACATGGAGTAACCTTTACCCATCCTTTAACAAAAGAAAAGAAGCCGGTTGAATACATCTCGGCTTCAACATATGAGGAGTTTGATGCTTGGACTCCTGATTATGAACACTATGCTGAACAGGTAGTAAAGAAAGCAGAACCAATTTATAGTGCGATGAATTGGGACGTATCAAGCATTCGCACTAACAGACTACAACTTAAACTAGATGAATGGTGGTAATTATGGAAACTAAAGAAAGATATGAAACATTAATGAATTCTATGGACGAATTTACTTATGATTGGAACCCTGAATGGATTGAAGACCCAACGAAGCCAATTTTGAAGATTACCAAATCTTCACTTGGCTCGTTTCAATGGTGTCCTAAGAAGTATGAATTCTCCTATATTCAGCGTCTTCCACAAGACCAAACAGAAGCGATGCGTAAGGGAACAATCATTCACAATTCGAGAGAAGATTTCTTCAATCAATTCGATATCAAGAAAGCGGAGAACATGACTAATGATGAGGTGTTGGACTACTGTTCAACTCTTTTCCCTATTGATGACTACTTTGATACTTACTTGGATATTGCTGCTTTTGAAGCACAACGCTTTATCGAAGCAAGAGAAGAAGGAAAGATAGACGAGTATCTTCCTGTTGTGAATGAAGGTAAATTTGATGCAGAAATCGTTTTCCGTGCAAACGCTAGTAAGAAATACCCTCTTAAGCAGGACTATAAAATCCACCTTCAAGGTATCATTGACCGTATCTTCCGTGAAGGAAACAACCTAATTCCAATGGAATTAAAGACCGGTCCGTGGAGAGAAAACGCTGCAAAATACACAGGTATGCGTAAAGAAATGGCGTTTTACAAGTTTTTGATTGAGTCCTGCGAGGATGATGTGTTGAGAATGAACGGTATTAATCCTCTTTGGAAAGTAACTCATTGGTCTTGGTATTTTCCCGTTTCTGATTTCTTCTATGTTGAGGAAGTAAAGAAGCGAACAATGACGGCAGTTGTTGATGGAATCGCTAAACTCTTGAAGGCGTATGAAGATTCGGACTTCCCTGCGAAGTTTTTCTATAAATCATGTAGTCATTGTTCTTACTTTGGTATCTGCGACGAAGCACAAACGGATTCGTGGTTATGATGATTAAGGATTTGATTCAGGCAAAGGTCTTAGCCAAAAATTGGACATTTAATGAAATCTCAAATCTCAAATCAACAATTGAAGACCTTTCAAATAATCTGTATTCAGAAATGAAACTAACAGAACGATTTCAATTAATTAGAGATGTTAGAGTAAATGATGCCTTCGTTGGAAGCACGTTTGAAGACGCTATGCGTGAAGCAATTATGTCTTCTTTACAGGCTGAAGTAGCAGGCATTATTCGAGAAATGTTAAATAGCGCAACAGTTAATTTTGGTGGTAATAATGAAATTTCCGAGAGCAGTATGGGCGGGAAGTCACATTCCAAACGCCCCGCAGATGAGAAGGAAAATCGTGAGGACGAAGAATGATTACATCAATTTCGTAAAGGCATTCAATAATAGAATGAATGTCTATACGACGGTGTATGACTTTGAAGTTTTCGCTGAAACAGCGGCGATTGATGAAACTGTAATTCTTGATAGAATCTTTCTTGACTTCGATGCACACGATGATGAAACATTAGATTTGGCTTTTAAGGAAGTGAAGATTGTGATGCAGAAGGTTATTGAAGAAGACCTTCTCCATACTCTCTTCTTCTCTGGAAGAGGCTTTCATCTTTTCATTGAGGGCGAAAGAACAGATGATATTAGAAATGTGCAAGCCTATTTCAAAGAGGTTAAGGAATACCTTAACTCAAGGGGTTTTGGTAAGACTCTTGATGATAGAGTAGGCCAAGCAACAAGGCTAAGAAGAGTCCCGAATACTGTAAATATGGCTTCTGATGATGGAGAAGGTAATCCTTATTATTGTATTCCTATGTGCTTAGATGACTTATCTTTAACGCTAAGAGAATTACTTGATATAGCCAAAGGTCCAAGACTTTTACCCTATGAAAAGACGGGGAAACGGCGGGCCGTATTCCCTGTTCAGCCCCCAATCGAGGCGGTGGAGGGTGAGGTTTCCGTTCCTGATTACGAGGGAAAACTCCCCATCCTTCCATGTTTACACAATGCTACAATGGTTGAGAATCCGGGGCATTATGCGAGAGTATATCTTGTTCAATGGTATAGGGACTTACTTACAGGTTGCGCCCCGAAGGGCATTCTTAGTCGTGAAAAGAAAGAAGAGATTGCTGAAATCATTATGCAAGAATTGTCTAATGTTTTCAAAGACTCACAAGATATTTGGTTGGATTGGAATGAAAACGAAACACGCAAACACGTTAGATATATTGTTAATGGGGACTACAAAGCACCCCGTTGCACAACGCTTATCAGTAATGGCTTTTGTGTAGGCAAATGTTGGAGGTATGGAAATGTTAATAATTGATTCAAGAGAAAAGGAAGGCTCAAAATTAGTAAGACTTGTTGAGCAGAAAGCAAGATTTCTAAATATCAAAACAAAGAAAGAATGGATAGAAATTGGCGATTATGTTTTCAATAATGTTTGCTTTGAAGCCAAATCAACAACAGACTTTTTGGGTTCTGTCTTATCTAAGAGAATGTGGACTCAAATTGATAATATGGATAGAGCATTTGAAACAAACATTGTTCTTATTTACGGAACAATTGACGAAGCAATCAATAACGTAATTGATAATTCCCCAAATAATATGCCCCGTCAATCAAGAGCAATTCTGTTACGCAACAAGTTTTTAGGTGCATACGGAAGAATTGTTTTAGATATGGACACTAAACCAATGTGGGTAGCATCCGAAGAAGAAGCGGCTGAAATCATTACCGCAGTATGCAAGATGCAACCTCTTGATAGAAAGGCAATCAAGCCAAGAATACACAAGAGAATAGCAACAGATGATTTGAGAGTTGATGTTCTTTCAACAATCAAAGGTGTTTCAGAAAACAAGGCTGAAAAATTAATCGAAGAATTTGGTTCGATTATGGAAATTGGTGAGCAACGACCACACCACTTAACTCGTTTAGAGGGAATTGGTCCAACAGTAGCAAATAGAATTTTAGATACTTTAAACTCAGAAGATAAGGTGATGTTATGAATGAAGAATTTGATGAAGATTATGTAGAAATTTTTGAAGAAAGAGCGATTGCTTTTTCTGAATCTCTTCCAAAAGTAGTGAGAGAGTTTCAGAAAGATGCACTTCAAGTTTCGCACATGAACGATGTTCCTGCGGCGGTATCTTTCTTTGTATTGTTAGGACAAATTGTAAAAGACTTTGTTGCTGTCCCAAGGGGAAGAAATACGGAAGATACCAGAATCCATTTCTGTTGGATTCAGACTTCTGGAACAGGTAAATCAACTATGTGGAATTTTGTTTCTCCTATTTCAGAAGGTATTTTTAAGAGAATTAACTTAGCGG